GGGCGAGTATGGCTACACGATGTCGGTTGAGGGCATGTTTGAGGAAGATGCAAGCGTGGGCGCATCAATCAGCTGGAAAGAAATTTTAACCGATTTGTTGGCGGGTACATCCGTTACAATCGTGATGACCTCAAACGTGAGCGGCGATTTGAAATTGAGCGGCGCGGCGTTTTTTAGTGAATTGAATTTGACGGCCCCACAGAACGACGTGGCGACATTCACCGCCTCAATTCAGGGAACAGGCGCGTTGACCGTTTCAACAATTACTCCTTAATTTTAATTTGTTGCGTATCTTCGCAACATGAACCACATCGAAATTGGGGGTGTTCAGCACCCCCTTTTGTTTAACATGCTCGCCATCGAAAACGTGATGGACGAAATTAACATCCAAGATTTTGAGGAATTAGGCCTCCACATTACCAGCGCGACCGTTTCGAAATCCTTGAAATTTAGTCGTGTTTGCGCGTTCCATGGCATTAAGGCGGGATACCGCAAAAAAGGCGAAAAGTGCCCATTTGCAGACATTGACGACTTAGCGGACGCTATTGAATCCTATTTTGAAGTCGAGCCCGCGTTACTCGGATTTACCGCAGCGGTAGAGGAATTTTTCAAGCAAAGAAAAACACAAGGCGCGTCACAGGGAAAATAAAAGGCGGGCAATCGGACCCGCTCAGTTTTGACCGCCTTAAAGAGATAGCATTCGGGGAAATGCTGATGAGCGAAAACGATTTTAACGAATGTACGCCGAAATATTTTCGGCTTCGTTTGTTTGGCATGCGGGAAGCGCAGGAACAACAATACCGAAACCAATGGGAGCAAACACGGTGGGCCGTTGCGACCTCAATATCCCCGCACATAAAAAAGCCAATCGCCCCGAACAAATTAATGAAATTCCCATGGGAGGAATCGAACCACGCGGATATTGTTGCGACGGTTTCTAAATACTCGGATATATTTGCGAAGCTCACCCCACCCGCAGAAGCATGAAAGCAATAAACGCCGTATACAACATCCTTTCCAATAATTCGGCGTTGACGGCGGTTGTTGGCTCCAGAATAAACCCGTTACGATTGCCTCAGGGATCCGCATTTCCCGCAATTACGATTCACGTAATTAGCAACGTGCCCCACATGAGTAAATCGGGGCCAAGCAAAACGGATTTTGCACGCGTTCAGGTTGATATTTACGGCACGACCTATCAATCGACCTATCAGACGGCCGAATTGGTGAGAACGGCCCTGCAAGTTGCGACACCTGGAACGTTTAACGGTGTGGTGGTTCAGGTTATCGAATATGACGGCGAAATCGAAATGACTGAGGACCAGGCAGCGTTTGCCGGGGTTTATCACGTTTCGCAGGATTACATAATTAATTACAATAGATAATGGCCAAAAGTCAATCGTTAAATATAGTAATCGGGGCCGATATCAGCAACCTGAAAAAGGGGTTTGATGCGGCGGTGGTAGCGGTTCAAAAGTCGGGCAAAATGCTCACAGAGGACGCAGGAAAAAGCGTTGCTAGCATTCAGGCGCAGTTTGACAAATTGGCCACGGGCAAATTGACGGGCCGAACCGTTCAACAGCTCACAAATTTAGCAATGGAAGTTCGCGCCCTAGGTCCAGAGTTTGCCACAACGGCCAACTCAATGATCAAAGAGGCGGGTAAAATAAAGGACAGCATAGGCGACACGCGCGCCGAGGTTTCGTATTTTGCAAGCGATACGCGCCGACTGGATGCCGTTTTGGGCGGTATTCAAGGAGTTGCCGGGGCATTTGGAGCAGTTGAAGGGGCGGCGGCCGCACTAGGTATTCAAAACGAGGACCTACAGCAAACCATGGTCAAATTGCAGGGAATCATGGCCCTAGTAAACGGATTGCAGGCAGTACAAAACGCATTGCAAGCCGAAAGCGCAGTAATGATTGGAATACAAACGGCAGCGACCAAGGTTCAGACGTTTGTAATGGGACAGGCTACGTTGGCGGCTCGGGCATACTCGGCCGCGTTGTTAGCAACGGGCGCGGGTGCCGTATTGGTTGCGATTGGCTTGGCGGTTACGTTGTTCAAAAACATGTCGAGCGAAATCGACAAGGCAAAAGCCCGCCTCGAGTCGTTCCAAAAAGCGCAGGAACGATCGCTCACACTCGGACAGCGTCAAATAAAAGAAGAAGAACGCCGCGCACAATTGGCGATAAGTCAAGCCCAGGCGCAAGGCAAAAGTGAGGCCGAAATATTCAAGATAAAACAGGATAGCTTGGACCGCCAAAAGGCCATGTACATAAAGTACGGCAAAGAGGCGATGGACCAACTACACAAACAACGCCGCGAGGAGTTATATTTGGCAACGGGCAACGCTGCAAAAATTGCCGAAATACGTATAAAATACGAGCAACTTGAAAACGATTTGCGCTACTCAATCAATAACGAGTACAAGGACAAAGTCGTTGCGCTCGAGGTTGAGAAAAACGGCGAAATTGCCAATCAGAGGCAGGCCGATTTTAAGGACTTCGAACTCAAACAGGCCGAGAAATTAAAAGCAGCCCAAAAAGCCGCCAACGATTTGAAGGCCACCGAAATCGCATCATCAGCAAGCGGAACGAGACAAGGTATCAAGGCAGTCGAGCCGGCACCGGTTAAAATACCCGACCCCAAGCCAATCGAGCACGCATATGCGCAAATCGATTACGCAGCGCAAAGGGCGGCATCGAATCAAGAAGCATATGAAGAACGTTTTGCCAAATCGGCCGAAGGAATTAACGCGGCATTTAATAGTTTGACGGCCCAGGGACTAGAGGCGTTTGGTGAGTTAATTGGCGGCGTTTTAACGGGCCAAATTGACAGCTTCGAAACGTTTGGTAAAAAATTGCTAGGCGCGGTGGCGGCCTTTATGAAATCATTTGGCCAAGCATTGATAGCAACAGCAACGGCCTCCAAGGCGTTCAAAGAGCTATTAATTAAACAACCGGTTGCAGCCATCGCGGCGGGTGTTGCATTGGTGGCAGGTTCAGCCGTAATCACTGGCATGTTGAACAAAGGCCCCAACGTAACCGCATTCGCCGACGGTGGTATCGTATCGGGCCCAACGCTCGGTTTGATGGGTGAATATCCAGGGGCATCAACAAACCCCGAGGTTATCGCGCCACTGGATAAATTGAAATCATTAATGAAACCAAGCGATTCGGGGTCGGGTTACATCGCATCAACCATGGTAAGCGGTCGAGATTTGGCAATTGTTTTGAATCGATATAATAAAGATAACCAACGTGGCTAGGAGATATTACGGTTCGTTTTATTCGGTGACGGGCAAGCTGCACCGCGTAGAGATTTGGGATGGGGCAAACGGAACAACGCCCGAAATAACAGCAAGGCAGTACGCCTCACGCGTTCAATCGGCTGGCGGTTATCAAGAGGGCCAAACGTGCCTATTCAACGCATTGCAGGAGCTGAATGGGTCTATCGAATTAAGGCTCGATGGCGTTGGCTACGAAATCGAGCGAGACGGCGAGGGCGACACGTTTTACGAAAACGCCATCCGTCCATCACGTTCAACGTCTTATTGGTCGATTCCGCTCGATACGATTTTGGGCGAGTTTAAACAGATCGCCACCAATACCGAGCAGTACTGGGCCGTTTTGATTTATCAGGACGACACGCTTATACACGTTGGGCGCGTTTTGGCCGATCAGATGCAGTTTAAGCGGGAAGCCATCCAGGCGAAACCCACGATTGAACTTGCAGCGGTTGACGGCTTGGAGCTACTCAGCGGTTTCAACGTTGACGTGGATTGGTTCACCGATGGGAAAATAACGATTGCGCAGTTATTCCGTAGGTGTTTGGACACGCTTGGTTTGAAGGATTATTGGGTTATTAACGGTACCAATTCAGATTATTTCCGCGATGCCGTTGCGATGTATTCAAGCGATGCAAGCCGAAAAGGTATTGATTTATTGAAGGTCGACATAAATTCATTCGTCGATGATTACGACCCATTCAAGGACATAAAATCGACCGACATCGCGACGTTCCAATACGCCGCGAATAACATGGTTACGTGCAAACAAGCTATCGAACAGGTCTGTGATATTTTGCAGGCTCGGTTTGTGCATGAATTGGGGAAATATTGGCTCGTTTCCGCAGCTGAATACCTCGATACCACCGTGGCCTATCGTCAGTATTCGTACACGTTGCAATACATCGGGGCAAGCACATACGCCCACACGGTTCAGCTCGGAAACGATATACGCCCGCAATGGCAAGCCAAACCAACACTAACCTATCAACCCGCGGCAAAATACGTGCAAATCGATACGGAGCGCACAATGAATGCCGGGGTGTTTAGAACGTTTGCAAATACGGCCTCAACGTCATTAATC